CTCAGCTTCCTGGGCATCGCGTCTAGCCTTTCCCGCTTGCTTGCCTTGCTTGGCCAATACCGAATCCCCACCGGCTTTCTTTGCGTTGCTGAACACCATCCATAGAAAGACAATGCACAGCGACGCGAAGCCGATGAGGATGAAGGTACCGAAGCTCATTACGAGAGCTGCTTGTTCGCGCCCAAGCGGCCAACAGCCACGAGAACAGCGCCAATGGTGCCGACAAGGGTCATGACCGCATCGGTCAAGGCATCAGCGCCGAAGGGAAGTTCCCATCCGAGTGTGCCCGCAATAGATACGGCAAACATGATGACGCCGCCCCAGAGGGTGCGGGATTGCCAAAAAGGTTTCGTTTCCATCTTAAGAGTCCTTCCAGTTTTCACCTAAAAACATGGCCCGCTCGGCATTCCGCCGACGCACCAATCCACTCAATTTCTTCTTCCCCGCATACACCCAGCGGGTGAACTCATCAGCCGCGCCTTGCCTGTCGTGGCCGTTCAATTTGTTAAGCAATGTCGATGTTCTGAGCGCCCCACCACCAAGATTGAATGTGAAGCTCACCAGCGCATCAAACTCGTTCTGGGTCAGCGTGGGGGCCACATACCGCTTCACGGCGTCCTCGGCCTCCTCAAGGTCTTTCACAAGGAAGTCTTCGGCCATGTGAAGTGAGATACGCATCCCCTTCTTGATGTCTTTGGTGGAGCCATAGCCAATCGTCCAGACCCCTACCGAATCCTGATAGGCCGTCAGCCTGCACCCCTCGAACTTCTTGATGAGGGCGATACCTTCGGGGCTCGTGCGCATTACTTCTTGACGCACCAGAGAGCCGCCGCAAACGGCTGCATGATGTTGACCGCAGACCCAGAGCCGGTTTCTGATGTTAGGCCGATTGACGGAACCGTATCGCGCCCAGACAGTTCATAGTTCTTGACCGTGCCGAACGATACGTCATCACCAGCGAGATAGTTGCTGCTTGAAAGTGCCGTGCCATTGCCTGTCGTTGTGCCAGCAACAAAGTGATCGTGAGCCGGTAACTGAGATTCAGTCAGCGTTCGTGTTTCCGAGCCACCTCTGTCGCCAATAGAGCGGGCCGTGAGAGAATCAACGCCCGTCCCGTCTTCGCCCGTCCCCGTACCGATAACTGTGCGACCTTGCCAATCAGGAAGGATCATTACCTTGCCGCCAGAAAAGTCGGTTGATGCCGTGGCCTTGCTCAGTTCGGCAATCTTGAGTGTGCCAGAACCAGTGCTAGTGATATTGATTGCAGAGCCCGGACCAGCCGTTGCCGAGAGCTTGAATGTATCTGCCGTGTCCGAAACAACGTAATAGACCTGATTGAACAGAAGCCCGGCTGGTGCCGTCGCTGACCCGCCATCGAGCAGGACCACCTTCGCGTTGGAAAGCAGTCCATGGCTTGTGATTGTAATCGTATCACCAGCCGCCGACACAGATGATACTGTTTGCCACCCAGCACTTGCCTCAATAACAGGGGCCTCAGTCTCGGATAGCGTCCCGTGAAGGCTGATAAAGAGGGCCTGGTTTGTTGCGGACGCATCATCAGCGCCAGATGTTGCATTGCCAATTGACCCGCGATCCAGAGCCGCCCACCCGCTCGGGGCAGAAGAAAGAAGAAACGGGGCAATCATCCCCGTCTGGTTTAGCTGGTCAGGGTCTGCGCCAACGAGAATCCAGTTGGTCCCGTCACTCACGATAATAGCCGACTGCCCTGCGTTCAGCGCCTTCGTAAGCGACCCCGAAATCGTCTCGGACCCAGACCCGTCAATTGTCAGAACAGCGGACCCGTCATTGCGGACAGCAAGAAGCCAATCAGAACCTACCGTCGCAGCACTCGGCAGTGTAGCTGTCGTGGCACTCGTGCCTGTGAACACCTGAATGGACCCCTCGTCGTTACCGTCGAAGGTCGTGGTCGTGGTGAACGTACTGACAGAGTTCCCCAGCCGTGTGGCAAATGCCGACACAACAGCAGAGTTAATGGACTCCGCAAGCGTCTTTACCGGATCACCCAGTTTGCTTTTGATGGTTGACCAGTAAATCCGGTTGGATTCTGTTTGCGAACCGTCATCATCAGGGGGCGATGAGTTATATCCGGTGATCGCCTGAGACGTATATCCCATTCGTTATTGCTCCAATGATGTTGGTTGTTCTAGTTAGTTTGTGCGGTCAGGTGGTGGGCTCAGTAAGCCGCGCCGTTCTAGTTCATCTTCTGGCAGACTGCGCATTACGCCGAGCATGAGTTCATTCATTGATGCTTGAATGCTATCTATGCGCTGTCGCTTTTCGTCCGCGCTTAGATTTCTGTCTGTCTGCACTTGGCGCATGGTGCGCCTCATACCCGCAAGTTCTGTGGACATGCGTTCAAGAACGGGGGCAACGCCACGCAGCCACAGCTCATTCTCGGTGAATGTGGCGTCTGGTCTGAGCCCCTGTTGCATAAGCCGGAACGTTGTCGCTTGCTCACGGGCTGAAGAAAGCAATTCGTAGAAGTCTGACTCATACTGGGTTCCCCGCAGCGGGCTTTCCCGCATGAACGAGCGCATGAGAGGCATCTCATCAAGACGCGCCGTGGGGTCCGAGCCTGAATCTTCATCAAGCGATCTGGTAAGCCAGTCAGCGGCACTCAGACCGTAAACACCAAGTGTTCCTGTGTACCCGGTCAATAGGTGCTCAACCTGTATCGGGCTAATCTCCACCCCCGTTTCTTCCCGCATAGCGCGGGCGAGCTGCACGATTGTATCACTCGTGTAAGGGCGATATTGGTCTGACGGACGAACACTTTGGAGGTCTGCCGGTACAATAGGATTTCCAGAGAAGTTCCTGTTGGTCGCGATGTCTTGAACAGGCTGCGCAAATTGGGGAACAGGGTTCATGGCAAATGTCTGGCTCAGGCTCCGCATCCAGAAATCAGCAAACGACCGCCCGTGACGTGTTTCAATAGATCGTGAAAGGCGCTCTGCTTGGCTGGCGAAAATTGTCCCGTATTCAAATGCCTTGGGAATTAGATAAGGTTCATATTCACCAGCGTCATTATAGTGCGGCACAATAAAATGCTGATCTCGCACCCAGTCCGGCAATGCCCAATAATTCGGGTCATCCCGGTTTGCCTGATACGCGGCCATCGCCGGAACCGTCTGTGACAGGAACGAGCGGGTAAACATGCGGGCCGGGTTTTCCGCACCAAGCCGCGCCATGCGGTCGAGCCCCTGAATCCGAGCGTTCATAAACGGCACCATCGCCGTCATCGCTTTCATGGTCGGGCTTGTGCCGCGCACTGAAAAGTCTGTCGCCACATCGCGCGCACCCATCGCGGCAGCACGAGCATTTACCCCGCCCGCGCGCTGGATTTGAAACTCTCTCATCCGTGACGCCTGCTCTGTGACCGACGCAGCGGATTCAATTCCGCGCCCTATACCGGCGACAGAATCTTCGAAGAAGCGTCCGATCTTGGCGGGCGTGTCAAGAACCTGGCGCTCATAGTTTAGCCCAAAGCGGCGGTATAGGTCAGACGCGCCATCGGCAAGGTGGAATTCATTTTGGTAGAATGAACCAAACCCTGCCCCATTCGCCATCGCCGTCCAATAGTCATCGTCTCGACGCACCCGTGTTACAACGCCGCGCGCAGTATCAACGAAGGGGATGAATGTCCCGCCTGATTGAATGAACGCGGTTTCAGTATCACGCATCATATTTCGCATGATAAAGTCCGGTGACAGCGTGACGCCGCCGCGCAACAACTGAGCGGGCGCTGATAGATACCGAACAACAGGGCTCAATGCCTGCGGGCTGACATGCTGGATTGCTTTGTAAAGCATGGGGTCTTGAATTTCGTACAGAATACGCTGACCGTCTCGGAACACAGCATCGACTGGGTTCCCGTTGACTCGGATATTCTCAAGCCGTCTTCCTGTGAATGCTTGAACGAGCCCGTCATCACTCAGCCCTAGATCCGCAAGCGCCTCACGAACGCGGGCGTCCGCAGCGAAGACTTCCTCCGGCATGTTTGTGATGCGGCGCGCAATCCCCTCGACACCGAGATTGTCAATCATGTCATAGACTTGCAGCTTAGCGTGGTTCTCAAGGCTGGCGTTTGTCCACATAATCGCATTGCGATTGATGTTCGACATGATCTCATTGACGTTTCGGTCAGAACCACGAAGCCGGAGAAGCGGGTTGCTACCACTACCGCCAACGCCGCCCTCGTCCATAACACGGTAGAATGGGACATAGCTTTGCCCGGCCTCGGTCAGAGACGCCAGCGTTTCCTCGCTGATAAGCCCGGACTGCTGCGCGAACGTCAGATTTCGTTGATTGAACTCCTGATAGCGATTGAACGCATCTTCAATGGCCGGATTCAGGCGCGAGCGCCCTACCATCCATTCGACTTGCTCGGGCGTAAACGGTGTTTCAAGCCCGCGAGCGGATAATTCCTGCGCGCGTCGGCCAGCAAAGTACCTCATGGCCTCCGACATATCGTCGCCAACGTCACGGAATACAGAAACAAGCCCCTCGCCAGAGAACCCGATGTCCCCAGCTTCTGTCCATGTCAGTGTCCCTCGACGTTGCATCGCTTCAATGGCTCCGGGCGCGCCTCGCAACAGGCGCAAATCACGATACGGGCTCACATCGGGGGGTATAACCCCGCGCTCACGCGCTACTTCCTCAATGCGGCGAACAGGATCAAACCCGTCAACCACCTCTGTTCTGAACCGCTCCACAGTATTCCGCACTGCACCACCGTATTCGGCGCGGTAGGCGCTTTCGGCAATTTCGATATTTGTGGGGACGCCGATCTTCTCGTCCACAGCGGCGCGAAGGGCATCATCAAGTGAGCTGTTCGCCGTTTCTGCGGCTCTCGTCCGCGCTGCGGCCCGTACAGGCTCAGGAAGGCCGTCCGTGGCCTCATCCACTGCCCGCTCAATATTACGCACTGTGCGGGCTCTGGTGGCCCCTGAGACGGTAGGGGCTGCGGAGGGGGCAGCCATACCTGTAACCGACGCGGCAGAGAATAGAATGCTGTCAATGTCGTCTCTGAGCCGGTCGGCCTGAGATGATGTTGCGCCGAGTTCGCGGGATGTCTGGACAATGGCCTCAACACCAGCCCTGATCGGGACATCAACAGAGCGAATTGCAAAATCAACCCCAGCGGTCCCTACCCGCGTTACCCCCTCAAGAAGATCACGGGGCGTTGTCGTTATCCCGACTTGCCCTACGTCTTCAGGAGCATTGAATATCCCATAGTCCCGCACCTGATCCAGAGATTCCGGGTTCAGGCCAAGGGGCTCTCTTGGGTTTGCAGCGTCCACGCCCCCACGAACAGCAGCGCCAAAGATCCGAGAAAATGGCGTCCCGCCCTCTCCGGGGCTTTGTTCCCGTGCTAGTGTTTCCTGTTGCCGCCTGGTGGCTTCTTCCTGAGTGATAAACTCCGGGTTTTCGCTCGTGAACACAGGGGTGCCCGGGGCAAGCATGGCCTCGCCAACCGGAACGACGGGGAGGTCTGGTGAACTCGCGGGCTGTTCTGTGCTGCCGAACAAATTGTCAAACGTTGAGGCTGTAGTCGCCTCTGGCTGGCCAAAGAGTTCTTCGAATGAGGCCATTACTGGATTTCATTACCTTGACGGTCATAGAATTTTTCGCCCCGATACTGCACAATTTCCCCGCCCGGCGTGCGATACCATGCACCGTCTTGAAGTTCGGCTTGGGATTGGGGGGGCGGAAGCGGATTATCTGGAGCCGATCCAGCGGCGGGAAGGGACTCCGCGCCACTTGTGACTGCGCCTGTAATTCCTCCTGCACGGGAACGCACATTGCGCTGGGCAATGAGGGACGCCTCCGCAGGGGTCATAATCTCAGACATTCTTTCAAGAAGCTGAATGGCCTCTGCCGTTACCTCCGTGGCCTCGCGGAGTTGATTTGCATCGCCGGGGAGCACAAAATTTCCCGCCTCATCAAAGGTCGCCCCATAGAGAGCGCCCACCGTGCTCTGAACAAGGCGCTGCGTTGTGGGGTTGGCCCGTCCCCGTTCGTCGAACATGCCTGAAGACGGGACCGGCTCACTTGTCGCCCATGGGTCAGGTGCGCCGCCAGCGACAAGGGCATTTCGTTCTGCCATTGATTGAGTGGCGCTTAGCTCACCTTGCCGGGTCGCCGCCTGCTCAGGCGTCGGGGCTGATAGAATAGACTCAACGCCAGACCGCCATGTAGTGCCCAGAGTATTCGCAAAACTCGGGTCTGAATTAGCAATGCTATTCACAATGCCCGTGAACTGTTGGTCATAGGCTTGGATCACAGACGAGGGGTCGCCCCCATTCTCGACAATGCTTCGCGCCTGTTCCAGCCCCGTAGCCATTTGGTCCTGTATCTGTTGATATTGCGCTTGCTGTTGAGCGCGGCGGGCTTGCTCTTGCTGCATGTCGAGAGCGCGAGTTTGGAGCCCTTGTTGCGCCACTGTGTTGCGCTGCTGAACCGCACCGCCGAGCATGATTCCAAGATTGTTAGCCATTAGCCGCCTCCCCCGCCGCTACCACTTTGGAATAGCCCGCTGATCCAGTCGGACGCCCCCTGCCCCACGGCGTCAATCGCTGGCTGGAAGAAAGCCCCGAGCCCTTGTGCATTAGCCGCCGCATTCTGTGCCGCAAGTTGAGCGTTGGTTGTGGCGAGCGCCGTCATGTTCTGCTGCACCCCTGAAATCAATGAGGCCGAAATCCCGGCGAGGTTTGCCTGTGCTGCAATGTCCTGCGCTACCGCATTCAATTGATATTGGGCTTGCTGATTGATGAGGTTCACCGTCGCGTCAATTTCCTCAAGCGTGGTTCTCGCTCTCAGGTCTGCTTCCTGTAGGGCAAACTCTGATTCCGCCCGCGTGATTTGGTCGTTCGCAAAGCTGGACCCCAGAACACGGCGGCGGGCCAGATCATCACGGAGATTACCGACCGTGCGACTGCGGTTCGCATTCAGCGCACCAACGCGAGCACTCAGTAGATCACTGAAACCAGGCTGCACCCGCTCACGAATGCGGCCCAGTTCGTTTGATGCGTTGTTCGACAAGGAACGGAAGCTGTTGAGGCCGCTCTGATAATCAGCGCCGAGGGCGACATCATATCCGCGCCCACGTCCACCGCCCGCAAAGGGAGACGCCACAAGAGCCCCACCCCGTGATTGAGGGGAGAACGCCCTATAGGCCCGCGTGTCCATGACGCCCGAGCTATTTGTCGAGCCCCCGCCACCTCCTCCCAAGAGCGCGTTAGCCCCAGCCGACACACCCGCCGACAATGCGGCACTTCCGAGTGATGCCAGGAGTGTCCCTACCGCCATCTAGTTCTTCCTTTTCCGCGACTGGTAGAAGGCGGCGCTATTGCCCGGCCCATATAGGTCATGCAGTGTTCCAACCCTTCTCATAATTCCGTATTTGCATAGGTTCTCAAAGAATCTCTTGGTTTCCGGCTCACGCTCATCGGCGTATTCCATAACCGTAAAGTCATCACGCATTTCATTTATGAAGTTTGCCACACTCTCAATGCGGTTCCGTGGGCTTGACCACTTGAACCAGAGAATATCAGCGATCCATACAATGCGTGTCCCAAGCGGATTCATCGCAGTTAGTGACCCAATAGGAATACGCCCATCGGGGGTATCGGCAAGAAGCGTCAGCGCCCAATCGCGCGGGGCCAGAACCTCGGCAAGGATTGACGTAAAATCATCCCGGCCCATCTGGTGATCCTTGAACACCGGATTGAGCGTGTCGAGATCCCCGAACCGATACGCCGCCCAGTAATACTTGATGTCTTCATCAGAGATACCGCGAAACTCTGTGTACCGCCCTTTGAGTAATCTAGCTAGACGATGCGACGAACCTGATCCCGACATCGTTGATGCGGAACGTGCTTGTGCCGCTGATTTCCGTTTTGATTTGGATTTCGTTTGACCCTGACGGGGCTGCGAAGACTTCTCTTGTAACGCGGTCTTCCCCGAGGACGCCGAAGAAGACTTCACCGCCGAAGTAGTTTGTTCCTCCGAAGTGCGCTGCTCCGCTTGGGGCTGCGATGTCAATTGAGATGGGGGCATCAAACACCTGTTCGCCTGAGTGAAGGAAAGTAATGTCAACCGTAGCGGCTTCTGACTTGTGGTATTTCAGCCAGCCCTCGATCTGATATGAGCCAGCGTCAAGGGGCATGGAATAGAGCTTGGATGTTCTCGACGCTGTAATGTCAGCGGTCCCGCCATCACCAGCGGTGCCAGAGCCTTCCAGCAGATAGATGTTCCCTGTGGCGTCACCGAAATAAACACCCTCTGAATCATCCGTCTGAGCCGGGGAAAGCATGGGCATCTGCGCCGTCCAGTTAAACCCGGACGAATGGTTCGTCGTGTACTTGATCCACCCGCTTTTACCGGACTCGCGCATCGGCTTGTAGTAGGCGTAGAGTTCGCCCTGATCGTCGTGCATGACATAGACGCGCTGGAGCTGTGAGTTGAACAGCACTACCCATCCTGACTTGCCAACAATCTGGTCTTGAATAGGCACAGACGGGTCGTAAGGCTCGACATCGCCATAGGCGTTTGTGGCTCTCAGACTTTCAATCCGGCCACGGCGTCCATACCAAATGTCATCCCCGACAAAGGCCATAGACTCATCACCAGAAGCAGCAGACCCAGGATAAAGCTCGCCGATCGCGAAGTCCGTCGCATCGCCGCCTGACAGGTTAAAGATGCTGCCGTCTTCAGTCGAGAATGTCGTAAACCCAAACGCCTCAACAAGCCCATTAATAGGCTTTAGATCGGGCGACAACAGAAAGAATGGATCTTCAGCAGATAGCGCGCTAGAGGGACGATCCGAAACGGACAGAACTTCGTTATCGCTCCGCGTTGAGCCCACAATCATGTGAGGGGTCGCTGTAGAATTTGAAATGACGTTCGCAAAGAACGCGCGCTCGTTTGAGACAAATCCATACTTGGCAATAAACGTGCCGCCAAGATTGTGGGTCATATTCGAAAGCGTTGTACCATCCCACGTTTTGACGCCCTCAACCAAGCCAAGGTCCGTGATGATAACCAGATCATCCAGCGCCCAATACTGCGTGAAGGGGTTTCCCCTCAGTCTTGCACTCGCATTGACGGTGACGCCCGTGTCGGTAAACCCGTTCTCGGTTCCATCCCATTCATAGACTTTTGTTCCAGACTGAACGAGCGTGCTTTTCGTGCCGTCAGCCTTGATGAGTTGCGCGAACCCATTTATCCGCCCCCCGTTGGGGGCCATACCGACAAGATCAAAAGCCTCTCTGCGGCGAAAATCGTTATTCTCAAGGTCAAGTCGGAAGTTCTCACCAGCAACGCACTCTGTTTCGTCAATGGTATCTTCGCCAGCGCGCGTATGCAGCCCGCCGCCAAACTTGAGAACAATATCTAACTGCTGTTCAGGGACCGCTCTGGGCATATCTTACCAGTGCGCCCGTGCTTCGGTCTGCCCGAGCAGCCTTGCTGTAGCCGCGACACTCACCTCATACATGCCCTGATCCCCGCCAGCGCCACGAATCCGCTTATAGCGTTCCGTGATTGCAGGGACGAGGGCCGTAAACGCAATGTCGGTGCATGGAAACTCGTCCGCTGCTGCGGACAGGAGCGTGTCCTTTTCGTAATATACGGTATAGGTCAGGCCGTTCTCATCCGAGGTGGGTGTGAGGTCAAGCATCAGCTGCCCATCGGTAGGGCGGATCACCGCGTATTCTGCGCGGCCCGTCCAGTCTGTTGAAAGAGGCATATCCCCATAAAGCGATGACCAACCACCCGGATATTCGTAGATGAAGTAGTAATTCTGCTCATCGACAATGGGCCATAGAATACGGCTCAAATCGGTCAGGCCAAGGTCATAGTCGCGGTCGTTTGTGACAAGCGTAAGCGTTGTGCTACCCACCGCCTTTGGCAATGACATGCCGGGCCTTGTATAAACGTCAATCAGGGTTTCGTTGATCGCCTGCACGCACTGGTCGATAAACAACTGCTTGCCCGAGTCCGTCAAAGACGAGAGGGCGTTTGTGCTGCTCACCTGACCCATCTTTTGCAGAACCTGGTTCACACCCTGAAGGAGCGTTTTAGCCATTCATTGCTGCTTTCAGAATTGCTTGGCGCAAGACATCGGAGCGGTTGTCAGTACCTTTCTCGGGAACCTCAACATCATAGTCTTCCGCAAATTTGACGAGGGTAAACCACTTGGCTTCTTCCAACGTTTTTGCAAACGCTTCCATTTCCGCCTCGTGGTCAACGATTGTCGGCTTTGCATCTTCCTTGCGGGCTTGCGCTTCCTGAAGCGACAGGAAACTGGCCTCTACCCCGTTGGCATCGAACAGCTTGATAAGCTGTGTCTTGGTCGGGTGGCCCGTGATCTTCATGCCCCGCGAGCGCGCAATCTTGATAAGGTCGGTGCGGCGGAGCTGGTCAATTTCAGTGCGCGGGTCGTCAACAAGCTGCTGACCGCTACCGCTGATATGTGCAAGGCCCATAGTATCCTCTTGGGAAAGTGGGGTGGGAGAGTATCCCCCACCCCTGTTGGTGTTAGAGGTCAGTTGCGCCAGAGATGAGGCAACGTGACCAGTTGGCATTCAGAACCTTCGCGGCGTGCCACGCTTTCCAGCCAATCGTGCTCATCTCGTCGAGCGGGTCCGCAATACCGGACGAACCACGACCCTTCGAAATAAGCTGGATGGCAGGAGCCATGTCACCAGCCTGGTAGGATTCCTGAACGTGTGCCGTATCCAGAGAGACAGAACCGTAAGAGTTCCGGCCATAGATAAGGGTGTTGTACAGATCAACCTTCGTGTTACCGGAGGTGCGGAGGCCCGTACCAGTGGACGTACCGCCGCCTTCGGCATCAATGCTCGAATCCGTGCTGCACATAAAGCGGACACCACCAACCGCGCCGAACTCGCCCGGCATGACTTGGGTGTTGCCGCCATACGCTTCAACACCAGTAAACCCGGCAAGCAGGCGAATATCCTGCTCAACGTCCGGGTGCGTGATGCCGTAGTAAGACGCACGAATCGGAGACGTGTTGAAGTTCCCCGAGCCCTCGGACATCGGGGTGAACTTCATCGTGTCATTGCGGTCCAGCGCATTCACGGTTCTGCGAATGTCCTGAAGCGTAACCTTGTTCACGACAGCCGTGGCTGAAGCAGCACTCGAAGCGAGAACCGCCGTCGAGTTATCTTCTTCTTCGTTACGCTGAAGCATGTTGAGCGAACGCCCGGCAGACACGCCGATTTGCTCAACAAGTTTCGCCGTCTGGCCATTGAAGTTAATCAGGTCAGATTCTTCGTTCTGAAGAATATACTGACCGTACTTGCCAAGAGTGGCCGACACGTTCGTGGTTGAAGGTTGAATGCTGGCCCGAACCGGGTGGGAAATGTTCCCCGTCAGTGCGGTCAGCGCGGAAGTCGTGGGGGTCAGGTTTTCAATCCGACGCCACGACGCAGTGAAGGAACCGCTATGACTTTGAATCGTAGCGGCTTCTGTACCCATGAAATACGGACACAGCGGCTTGGCGGTTTCCAGAAGTTGCTTCTGAAAGACCACGTTGACCGGCTGGGTCAGTTGGGTGACGGTAGTAAATGCAGCAGCCAATGTTTTTCTCCATTTTGGCTACGCTCACCATTTACCCGTTTGTGCGAATGAAGGCATCGAGTTCAGCGGGTGACATCTTGTTCACCTTTTCCTCGAACGCCTTTTTCTCATCTTCGGGGGCGAGCTTGGTTTGCGATGTGCCGCGAACCGATGCCCGTGCCGCCTCCCTATTTGCCGTAAGTTTCTGGTCAGGTTGTGACGTGAGTTCCGCTGCCGTTGATTGGGCAAGCTCCTTCAGCGCGGTTTTCCACGCGGAGGGGCTTTGGCCACGGATCGCGAAGGCGCGAGCGAAGTCAGGATTCCTGCTCGCCTCGGCATACATAAGACCCTCGATCACCTTGTCGGATAGTCCGGCAAAGGCTTCTTCGGTATCTTTGAGTGTGCTGATTGCATCCTTCACGCCCTTGTCGGTTTCGGCGCGTTGTTCTTCCTCGCGCTTCTGCCGAACATAGGCTCGGAGTTCATCGTCTTCTTTTGGGTCAAGCTGACCCGCCCCGGCAGATTGGGGGGCGACACCGGCAGCCGGTTTCGGCTGTTCAGGTGCTTTGGGGGCATCGTCAAATTCCTTGACGAGATCCCTCAAGGTCGGCTCGTGTTGTGCGTCAGGCGTCGGCTGTGCCACGCCTTGACCCGCATCGGTCACAGCCGTTTGCGTATCAGTCATGTTTTACCTCGGTTTTAGGTTTTTCACCGAAAATCAGTTCATAAACATCGCTTAGAGCTTTGTTCATCCCTGACTCGTATTCCCATGTACGGGAATCTTTAGCTGATCCCGGCTGCCACGTTGACACTGGCGTTGGGGTCAGGAGCGTTTGCAACAGGCCCCGCACCACCGGGTCCTGCTTGAGCCGCAAGAGGGCTTCCATCTGCGGAGCCTTGAGCTTGTCTTTGGACGAAATATTCACTGGCATTGTCTATGCCGCCTTCTTTCAGGAGGTCAGTGCGTATGCGGTCAACATCAATCGGCTTGCCGCCAGACTGTTGCGCTAGAGGTTCAATCTGAAGCGCGGTCATCAGGGCCTGCAACCGCTGTTGCTGCTTGTCGCGTTCTTCCAGCGGGCCGGAAACGCCGTGCACATCATAGGAAACAGTCTCAGGCAAAACATCCTTGGAGACGTTCAGGAAATGCCGCAGCTTGGGAATATAGATGGGCGAGCCTTTTTTCTTCTCGCCGATGATCTTGCGGATCATCTCGTATTCAAGCGAAAGCCACGTCCGCATTCCGCCGTACATCATGTGACGGGTGAAATCTACGGTGCGGATAACGCCGCGCTGAATTTCGGAATCAACCGCGAAGGCGGTCTGGTGGCTCTTGGTCTGAGCACCGAGACGCGGGGCAGAAACCCCCGTAACTTCCTGGAACTGCTGAACCAGCGCCAGATACACCTGAAGAAGCTCTTGCGGGTTGCCGATCTGGTGGATCTCAAGGCGGCTCAGCGTGGCCCAAAGGGCGCGCGGCTCAATTCGAGGTCCATTGTTCCCCGCATAAACCGCATCACTTGAATCATACCCGATGGGCGGTTCCGTGCTTAGAATCGCTGCATGGCATAGGCGATTGAATGCATCCGTCGCCGCTTGCTGAACAGGCATACCCTTGATTAGTGGTGACGTTCCGTAATTGGTAGAAAAATCGTCCGGGTGGTAAACATCAATGATGTAGCTTGAGAACTTGAATGGGTTGTCACGGTAACGAATAACGCGAGACAGTTCCTTGCCTGTCGAATCCTTGCCCGATACCGCCGTGATAATCACATTTGGAAGATAAATACTGTCTGTGGTCTTACGGGGGATAACGATGTCACCCTCGTATTCCGCTATCTCAACGTATCCTCCGTCATCACCCTCGACACCCTTGAGGTTCTGGGCGATCCAGCCCTCGTCCGCACCCCCGCGACTAGCGGCAAGCATCAAATCGGTGACGCGCTGCTTGTAGCAAAAGATTGGGCTCGGCGGTAAAATCTGGTCCGAGTGCTGTAGCGTTGACGGCCCGTCATCAAGATAGACCTGGCGGACATCCATAGGAACGAGCGCCGGGATTTTCTGAGAGCTGGGCACTACGCCGCGCGCTTCATGGCTGAAATCATCCAGCTTCGCAATGCGGGCGCGACCCACCATTGTCCCATATTTCAGGGCGGAAATTGTCATGCGGTCCCAGGCGGAGCGGAACTTGTATGTGTCTTGGTAATGGGTATGCGCGCCCTCGATGATCGCCTCAATGTCGGAAATATCGACAGAGCGTTCGTCGAGAATATCAGGCGTCCCACCAACCAGTGCATTGCTATCAATACCGGCAAGGTCTTGGTCACTCATGGACGCATGAGCGGAAAACCAATTGCGATCATCGGGGAACAGAAGGCGGTGGCTATCGGCGCTCAGAAGCTCAAGGCTTTGTGCTTGCCATGGGAGTTCCTTGAAGGTCTGCCACTCGGTGCCGGGCATGATTTGCCCGTTCTTGTCCCTGTTTGTGGGGCGTGGCGTCTGGGCGACCTGACGATCTACCTCGTTCCAGATCCTCTCCTTGTCCTGCCGCTTGCGTTTCCGCGTCGAAAGTTCATCGAAAATGTATTCGGCGGCATGGTCCCAGTCATTACGTCTGAGCGTCTTTGCCTCTTTAGGCGTATCTGCCAAGCGTTGCGCCGTCCTCTATCCATTGCATTGCTACATCCAATGCTTCTTTAATTCTGTCTTCGCGGTCTGACGGGGTGTCCGTATTGCGCCAAACGCCGTGCTTTTCCTGATACATTGGATTGCGCACCACTTGCGCTACATCCCCTTCTTCGTCTCTGTCAAACGCCCAGAGCGTTTCCCAAACTGGCGTGTTATCCTGTGGATCGCGCACCACTTTTTCGGCAACCAGAACTGTGCCGTGTTTCGTCTCCCGCCTCGCCACAACCTGAAACCCTGATCGCTGCGCTGCTGAGACAAATTCCTCTCGCTTCATTAGTAAACCGGCTGCGTATATCTTGACCCGGAAGCAGCGTTCGCTTGAACATTTGTGCGCGCGTACCGGAGCATCATCAGGCCGTAGAAACTCGCCTTGAGTGCATCGTCTTTTGTCGCCACGAGCTTCCCGTCTTTCCTGTGGTAGAACCTGAACTCATCGAGCCAAGGCCCGCAATTCGCAAACACCTTGAACCGCCCCGTCAACATGCGGTCAAGGATTTCATCAACAATCGGCTCTGTTGCCTGTGGGCCGAGCTTGGGGTTGTCGCCCGCTCTCGGTTTGTAGTGCGCCGTATAGGGCAGCATATTCACGCCATGGCGGCGGTAGGATTCAGCAAGGGCCAAGCCGCCAGACTTCTCGCGGTTCATCCCGTCATGCGGCCCGGCAACAGGAATCCAATGGTTCTTGTTGTTCGGACCATTCAGCCTTGCCGCGTGATAGGCGGCGGTCTGACCTGATTCCTTATAGCAGTCGTATAAATAGACCGTATCTGTATCCCGGTCGTAGGCGAGCCATGCGCCCGCTGCCGGGTGGTCAATGCCGTAGTCAATCCCGCAGATGCGCGCCCAGTGGCGCGGGATCTCGAAGGGTTGAACCACAATGCTGTCTTCCGGCACCGTGAACACACGGCCCTCACCCATCATGGGTACACCCATCGCACGGGTTTCGCGCTCGTGCGCGGGGTAGCTTTTCAGCATTCGCTCGCGCTCTGTTCTGTCCAGATGCGGGGCGTCTTCCCATGTGGCTGTTCCAAGCCAGACGCCAGAGCCCGGCTCTGCATCCATGAAGTGCTCGACAAGTTCGGTCTTGCCCAATAGGGGGGTGAAAGTCACCATTATGATGCCCCGTGAAGACAAAACCCGTGTCAGCGCCTCAGAGTAAATTTTCTGCTCATTGCTTGTTGACGCGTCGGGTTCTTCATCAAGCCATACCCAATCGGGTGCCGTCCCCTGCCATTTGCGCCAGCCCTGATCGTAGGACTTGAACACAATGGTGGAGATTCCACCGGATGAATGTCTGACTTTCACCCTGTCGATAACGCCGCTGATGCCCGCTTGACGGGGTTGCGGTTTACCGACAATCAAATGCTTGGGGATAAGGCCGGAACCAAGTTCCTCGCCAAGACCCCCGAGCAATTCCTTTTGAACGATGTCGCGGCTCGCCTCGTTCGTGACAGAGCCAACCCAGCCAAGGGTTTCTTTTTCGAATCTGCGGCCTTCCCACCAGTCGGGGTATAGCCCCGTGGCGTGCATTGCCGCTTCCGCCGCCGCTGAATAAGTTTTGCCAGGCCGGTTCGCGGCCATCAGCATACGCTCTTGACAGTGCGCGCCTGCTTTGTGGAACTCGGATTGCCACGGCTTGTTTGACCAAGTGTCCCAAAGACCCCGGTCGTGCATTGCTTTCCACAACTCACCGTCCGGGCAAATCGTATCAGGATGCCCGAACGGTCTGTATTGAGTAAGTCTGTTGCCCCTCCGAACCTCGGCAAGCGTTTGGAGTGCTGCGAGGCCCTGGAGAGACATACAGGTTAGGCGTTCAGCGTTGTCGCAACGACAGTCACGGACCCTGAAATAGCATTCGTGGTCACGCCCTTTTCAACTTCAACGGCTGTGCCCGCAGCGACATAGGTGCGCGTCAGATCACCGCTCGCGGAATCACCGGCTGACGCACCATTCGCGACAGTAGCCGTTCCATAGGTCACGGTCCCGCCAGCGTTCTTGACAGTAAAGGCAGCGGCGGATGCGCCGGGGTCCCCGGTAACGCCCGCGTGAATGCCAAGGAGATAGCAGTCAGCGGGCAGCACCGCGTAATGGGTCAGCGCCGTAGTGGCGGCAGTCCCAAGCGTTACCGGCACAACAAGCCGCGTAGCCTTTTCCATGTTGGCTTGGGTAACTTCGCTGCCCTGCCCGGTTTCAAAAAATTCACGATCACTCATTTTTCAGTTCCTCATTGATGGTGGTAATTAGCCGCCCAACATCGCCCGCAAATTTGTGGGCTCCAATGTGATTGAGCGGGATTTCGGGGTCGAGATATACAATGCCCCCGGCGTCACCCCATCTCCGGCAAAAGGCATAGTCTTCAGATTTAAACAGCCGTTTTCCGGTTCTTTTACTTGGGAAGAACCCCGAGTGAAAAAAGTCCGTGTACCAATGACGTATTGGCTCATGGAGTTCTTCGGGGAAGACTTCCAATTGTTCCGCGCTGGGCTCTGCCCCACAATCGGGGTAGTGTTCGCGCATGATTTCAAATGCTTTCCTGTGGATCATCAGAAACCCGGTCCCCAGATCATCGACCGGGTAGAGCTTCTTCTCATCAAAGGTGTCAACAGCCGCCTCAGAAGCGTCAGCACTAAGGTTCACCGCGTAATTGAGTGGATACCCCTTCTTGGGATACCCCCCGCCCACGACGCCCTGAGAGTGCCCCAGAAGGCGAAGAATAGACCCGCGCGGGAACTCGATGTCTGAGTCCACAAACATGATATGCGAGAACTCGGTGCCGCCCATGAAACACGCCTGTAAATACATGCGGGCGCGGTCAATATGGCTCTCGTTCCCAAGAAACTCTATGGCGGCTGGGATGCCATTATCCCTGAGCAGCATCACTTCGGCCATAAGAGAGTGGGCGCACTGGTAATAGAGCTGCATCCCATAACAAGGGACCGCAATATAAACGCCAGTGACCTCTTTAAAGGTATCCGAATTCACGCATCACCTTTTCGTGGGTTTCTTCTATACGTTCGGTCTGCGATTTCGTCAGTGTGCGGCGCTTACCGCCAAAGAATTTCTGGCCGCCAACCGCTTCGTTGAAGCCATTTTCTTCTTCAAATTGTTTCAGAACTTCGAGGCGCGTAAACGCTTTTGCTTTTTCAAGTCGCTCGTCTGTCGGGAGTCCAAACGCCTTTAGCAGATCTTCAAAAGCATCGGGCAAATCTTCCGCGCGAATAACTGTCGCGTGGTTCTTCCACCCATTAACATGGGAGGACCATGATTCGAGAAGCAGCAAAAACGCATCGTCGCGCTCTGTTGAATAGTCATCGTCCGCCATACTGTTGACAGCCTCGTCCATACCCATGCCCATGTGGTCGGCCAGTGACGGCGCAACCCTTCGCGGGTCGCGAATCAAATAGACTGCCGAATCCGTTACACCCCAATTGATGAACGGAAACAGCCCGCCAAAATTGGCGTTGGACGAATGCGTCTTCAAATACGGCGGTATCGCACTAAGGCGTTCTTCCTTGTGCTGATAGAACCACTGCACATGAGGGCGCATCTTGAATTGCACCATCTGGCGTTTTTCGCCAAGCCCCGCAAAATCTGCGGTGGACATGCCAGTCGCTTCTTCCCAGAGCCAAGGCGTATCACACGCGGGGCAGAATCTTGTTTTGCCTAACTCGTTCGGATCTAGCGGTTCATTCGCGTCAGCGTACCAGTTCAGCAGAAACAGCCGCGCCCATGTGTTGCGGCTCTTGGGGTAAGACGCAAGCCATTTGATGCCGCTCGTCATGCGAAGCTCAGGTTTGCATAAATCGCGAAGTTGTTTTCGTCAGTGGTCGTCCCATTGTCCTCAACCGTCTGATCCAGCGGTGACGCATCATAGAATGTCGCGCCGAGCGCGACGTTGTTCGCAACCTCTGCAACTTGGTCGAAGGCAGGAGTGTAAGCCCCCCCAAAAGACCCCGCCACCGCTCCCACCACTATACAGGGCGGCGTACCACTTGAGGACGTAACGCTCGTGTCAGAGATGACGGAGTTTGTAACTTCCTGCGTGCTGACCGTGGGCGTGCTGGCGGGCCTCCATATTTGACACGCCATACCAAGAAGAACATCGCCGCCTGCGGTGATCTGTGACGTAACGCTCCCCGTGGAGATATCACCCGATGTCAGGACCTTGTAATAAACGCCGACCTGTTGGTCTTTCGAAGCGCGATAGTTCACACTTGTCGTAACCGTATCATCGAAAACTGACCACCCTGTCGGGGCTGTGGCTGTCGTTCCCGTCAACGCCGTGGCGTCGTCAAAGCATTCCGCCATAATTGCGAGGTCGCCAGCGGCAGCAGACCCGTGGAATGAGACGCTGTAGCCCGTGCCGGAATTTGTGGTGCTGCCAATAAATGTAAGGTCGGCACCCCCACCACCAGCGGCGGCACGCTTTCCCCCAAAGCCAACAAGGTTTGTGGTTGTAAGAGGCATCAGACCTCCGTGACGGGCAGCTTTGCGTTCGTTTCCCGTACCGTCTTGTAGCCCTGCTGATCCTCGTGAGTTTTCAGGTCATCGCGCATCAGGACAAAGAAGCGGCGGACAACCCACTCCTCTTTCTCAAGATTGGTCGCGTCCGGGCCTAGCGCATAGCCCGCGTAATCGAGCAGGCGCGTGACTTGCGCCGCATCGAGCGAGAAGGACTTTGTTACATTGGGGCTCGTAATCGTAATGGTAGCCATATCAGCCTCTAATCATCGTTTGCGGCATCGGTCGTGTAGAACAGCTTGACACCGTGCAGACGTGCATCGACGCCTAACGTATCCGCGCTCACATCCCGATAGACCTGGAAGTAAACAAGCTCGTCATCGCCGGGTGTCCCCGCGATGGTCACAGCAGTAGAAGCCGCGCTGACCATCAGGTCGCCTGCTGTCGTTACGGTATCGGTGGTGACAACGGCGGTGCCGAATGCCGTGTCGAGAACATCACTGTCGGCCAGCGCCATGCCTTGAATTGCCCATGCCACGGTCCCTGTGCCAGAAGCATTCGACCAGAAGAATTGGGCCGTAACGGTTCCGCCGTTCCATGATTTAGGGAATGCCACCGAGAATTGAGCGAACTCGTCCGCCGCCGTGTCAAAGTCGAGGGTTTCGACCATGACCTTGTTCGTGGTGGTTTCTGCCGAACCAGTAGCAGCGCCAGAAGTCGTCCGCGCTGTCATGGCAGAGGCAGGCATCCAGATAGTTTCCGTGCCGGCAGTGCGGAATACCCCATCAGAAAGCGCCGCCTGAAAATTCGCCTCGGTTGGCGTTCCAAGCAATGTCGCAACGCCCGTGCCAAGTCCAGAAACACCCGTTGAAACCGGAAGCCCCGTGGCGTTCGTAAGTGTGAGTGCTGAGGGTGTCCCTAGGTCAGGTGTTGTGAGTGCCGGGGAAGTTCCAAACACTAGAGCGCCGGAGCCAGTTTCACCTGTGACAAGGGACGCCAGATTGGCGCTGGATGGTGTTGCCGCGAAGGTATCGAAGCCCGCCGCCCGCGTCACACCCGCCCAAGATGTCAGATCAGAGTCAAGAGGCTGGAACGCTGCATCTGCGGCACTAATGCTGTAGAAATCGGTTCCGGCCTCTAGGTCCAGAAGCGCCCGCATAGCCGCGTAGTCCGCCGCCGTGACGAGGCTCTGGGCATTGGCGCTCGGAGTTAGTGTCGCCCATGTGTCAAGATCGGCATCGTAGGCTTGAACGTCAGTGCCAATTTCAAGGCCCGTGATGACATTGCCATTGAGGTCCAGATCGCCGCCAAGCTGCGGCGTGGTGTCCTCAACGATATTGGAAAGCCCACCACCGCCAATAGGGGTGCCATTTACCGCGAAAGCCCACCCCGAAGGAAGATCAAATTGGTTGGCGGACGTATCGACGCGGAATGCTTCTGTCTTCGCGCCGCCTTCATAGATATAACCTACAAGGTCGGAGACCTCAGATGATGCTGTCGGAGTTGTCCATTCCCATTCGAGCGTACCGATTTCATGAACAGACCCACCAGCATTTTCCGCCTGAGCGATAAGACTGACACCAAACCCAGCCGCTGCCGTACCGCTCGTGTCGTGCGCAATTGTAGCGCCCGGCTGAACCGTAGTGGTTTCCGTGGTCTGCGCGCGCGAGAACAGGCCGCCGCTAGTGGTGAATGAGAGCTGCGTAGAACTGAGGATTGACCCATCCGACCCGGACTGAACCGGAACAGCGTTATTGAGCGGCGTTGAATCTCGGAGAACTGTTTTGCCATCAATCGTGACAGCAGTATCCAAATTCATTGTCGGCGTGTTGTTCGCCGTCAGAGTCGCGAACGTTTTATAGGACGTTCCGTCAACATCATAGGCCCCGAGAAGTAGCGTGTTGCCTGCGGTTGTCCCAGTCAGAAGCCCGTCGCCGTTGCCCGCAACAATATCGCTGCCGTTTGTGTCGAGATCGCCACCTAATTGGGGGCTCGTATCATCGACAATATCTGTCAGCCCGCCGCCCGCGCTCGGGAGCGTGCTCCAATCGGCTTTTCTGAGATCACCTTCAGCGCCATAGATGAGAAGGTAATCACCTGTTGCCGGGGATGCTTCGTCCGTAAGGTCAGCCAGCGCAATCGGCCCAGCGGCCCCCGCTGTATCATCCCACGCCAGAATGCGGTCAGCACCCGGATCAGCGAACTCCAGTACCGTGAGCCCCGCTGCCGTGGTTGTGAGGGCGGCAACCGCCGTAAGATCGGAGTCGAGTGGCTGAAACGCTGCGTCAGCGCCAGAAATACTATAGAAGTCAGTGCCTGCTTCGAGGTCGAGCAAAGTCCGCATCGCGGCGTAGTTCGCCGCCTTGACGAGCGATGTTCCGTTTGCGGTCAGGCCGAGGGACGCAAGAGCCGTGTCCCCGCTTTCCGCCACCCACCCGGTAGCAGACCCGACAATGAAGTTACCATCGGCGCTGGAGAGGCCCGCAATGGCCGTCAGATCAGCATCAAGGGCCTGGAATGCAGCGTCGGCACCGGAGACAGAATAGAAATCCGTCCCCGCTTCGAGGTTAACCCCCGCCTTAAATGTGGCCTCATCCGTAAAATCAAGCCCATCGAGATAGGCGAGGCCCGCGTCAAAGCCCTGAATGGTCGACCCGATACCGGAACTTGTGAGATAGTCGGCTTCAATCGCATCAATGGCGGCTCTGTTTTCCGCGAGAGCGCCTTCAACCGTCGTGGCTGTGATAAGTGTCCCTGAATCCTCGATACCGATTAACGAGGCCCCGACGCCATTTGACGTTGAGGCGAGGTTCGTCAGTGTGGGGAGATCAAGTTCTGACAGGCTCTGGTCCACCCACGCGGAACCATTGTATTTCAGGAGATCGCCTGATGACGGCCCCGTGATGGTGACATCGCCAAGGCCCGAAAGATTCGCCCCTGACCCGGGGAGATTCCCGAGCTGAACCTTGCGGACGGTCCCGCCAGCCGAGTTCTCGACAATAACAAAATCACCGGATGCGGGGCTCGCGTTCTCGGTCTGCCCAAAAATATCGAGGTTGAGCGTCACATTGCCGGAGAGCGCACCACCATCGGAAAGGCCGTCCCCCGCAATAACTTGCCGGGTGTCAGGAACGTATCCTGCCGTAGAGTGATCGCCCCAACCGTAGGCCGTATCCCAATTCGATGAATTATCGGTAACAGCGCTTGTCGCGCCGCCTGAAATCTTGACGAGCCCGTCATAAGCAGAAACATCAGCCTCAAGGCCGCCGCGCTCATGCGCGAGCGTGCCGGATGTAATTTCGGATGCCGAGTGGTTATGCGATGCAGCGGCAATCCCCGCTTCGGCAAGGGTGTTATTCACCCAACCGGAGCCACCCCACTTGAGGAGTTCACCCGAGTCGATGGCAGAGATGGTCACATCAGCGAGGGCGGAAAGATTATCGCCCGTTACATCCGTGATATAGTTCGCAGCCTCCAGTGCATCAATGGCAGCGCGGTTCTCAGCCAAGGCCCCTTCGACAGTCGTTGCCGTAATAAGCGTGCCCGCATCCTCGATACCGATGAGGGACGCGCCATTACCGTTCGATGTAGACGCAAGATCGGAAGCAACAGAAAACCCGGAATTTGAGTTCGAATAGTTCGCGAGATCGTTATCAACGACGACATCAACGGTGCCGTCCGCGTCCTGATAAGTGACGGTGACAAGCGTCTCGGTATTGCCCGAGAACATCGCGCCAACAATATCCTGGACTTCTTCATCCGTGAGGGTGGCTGTAATATAGCCAGCCGCCTCAAGTGCGTCGATAGCCGCTCGGTTTTCCGCCAGAGCGCCCTCAACGGTGGTCGCGGTAATCAGCCCACCGGAATCTTCAACCCCGATAAGAGATGCCCCGTCGCCATTCGATGTGGAGGCAAGGGTAGCGACCGTCGCGAAATCAGACGCGTCGGACATACTCGCGATAGCAAGCGCCGCTTCCATCGAAGCGAAGGTCACTTTTCTGTTAGCGGGGGTGCCTCCGGGATCATTGACGGTGATGAAAAGATCGTCAGAACTGGGCGACGCGTCAGCCGTCAGCGCCGTAATTTTCTGGTCAGCCAATTAAGCTCCCGTCTCCTTCACAACCTTGTCGCCGGTTTCCAAAAGAAGGTAATCACCCGTCTCAAGCAAAATATATTCATCGGCAGGGGGGCCGCTCGGAACAGTACCAGCGCCGTCAGGCACCATCTGTTTCGTCGGCTTTACAAGTTCAGGCATCTATCGAGTAACCGCCGCCACCTTCATCGAAGCCCCCGCAGGGATCGTGAAGAAAAGCGGAACCTCCCCAGGAATGGCCGTGGTGGACGCTGTGGCCGTCGGTGACGCGCCAAACGAGATATTCGCAGCCGCCGTGGATAAAAGCATTACAACGCGTGTGCGGTCGTTAAATGCCGCCGATGCCGTGGAGGACGAGAACGATACAGCCTGCTCCGCAATCGGAGGCATCTTCAGGGCCTGGATCTCGAACCCGTCCGCGTCAAGCCCCATGCTCTCGCATTCGGTGATGAAAAGTGTCGCCATCTACTTAACCTTCGTCAGATGTTTCAAAATGTCAGAAAGCCCGCGCTTTACCGCAGGTGTGTCTGCCTCAACAGGATCGGGATCACGCTCAGCACGAACAGGACCGCCCCGGCCATAGTTCCCCTGAGCCCACTGCCGCTGCTTCTTCGGCTTAACCCCCTTGGGGTGCATCGCTCCAATCATGGGAATCAGACCTCGTTTCAACTAGAAGTGGGTAAAACCCCGTGTTTTCAGGCACTCAAATCAATCGGTGCACTAAAGGGTTGTGGTTTCAAAAGGGGCTGGATGAAAATACACCAATACGCATATACCGAGACACCCTTGGGGGTGGGCCGGGGGTCCATCTTCATACCCCAGGCATTCAGCCATTCACGGTGTGCGCATAATTACTCTTATGGGAAATACTGCACTGCATGCCAACGGAATCAAGGGCTTATACCGTACTGCCCCATGATCCAGAGCATCACATCGGCCCTGTTCGCCTCAACGTTGTGATCTTCAGCCCACTTGGTGATGATGGCGGCCCCCTCTTCGAGAGCCTGGCGAGGGTCGGTCACCTCTGTTTTGACGCGATCACTAAAGAGGGCCCCTCCACGGTCAGTCTTCCCCAACAGCTCTAGTGTCCGTACTAGTGCCCCGTCTTTGACCTTATCTCCGTTAGCCAAGTCTATAAGCCGTTCTAGGACCCATTCAGGGGATAGATCCTTGGCCTTCATACCGTCTACCAGATGTTCACCTATACGGGCTTGAACGTTTTCATTCGTATTCACGGCCCTACAGGCGTTCCCTTTTGAAGAATAGGCCGCCTCTTGGGCGCATTCCTCGTATGTCTTACCGCTTGCCCTTGCGGCGGCGAGGATCTCTTGCTTGGGAGTGAGCTTGCTTATGTGCTTTGTGTCAGTCATTGGACCTTTGATGCGTTTAGCCATTTTTCGCGCCATGCCCATTGTTCGGCCCTGTCTGCCATTTCCCTTGTGAAAGAGCTGTCTAGGCGGCGCGGGTGCTTCTTCGTGGGGTTCTGGCGATACCAGTCCACCATTTGAGCGAATAGAGACGGCTCTTTAAGCCGGGGGCCTTCTTCGAAGTACCAGGCAGCCCAGTCAGTCACTTTCGGCTCCTCAACGAAAAAGGGCGGCACCCATCTAAGGCCCGCCCGCAACTGTATCACTATGCCTTATAGTACCTGATCCGCGCGCCCTGTCAAGTATAGATTACCTCAATGGCCCAATAATTATTTTTCACCACATGTAAATATTTTATCTTGACAAGCCCATAATGACAGATTATATCTAGAGCACCAAAGCGCAATGAAGCGCGGATAAGGAGACTGGAAATGCGGCACACGATGATGAACAAGGGGCTGTTTGAGCGGGAAACCGTTGTGACGGATGGCGATGTAACCACTGAAATATGGATCGGCATCCACGGCATTGCGGATTATGCGCTGCGTCACATGATCGACGGGGAAATGGTTAGCATTGAATATTTCCCTAGCGCCCAAAACCTCGCGGCTCGCGCTGAGTATGCTGGCGCGAACCTCGCGCAA